GGTTGGGATGTGGAACGGCGTCGCCTTAACGGTTGGGAGGCTGACCGGTAGAATGAGAGTTGGAGGCTTTTCATGGCGATAACTAATGGGTATTGTTCGCTTGCCGATGTGAAGGCAGCGGCTCGCATCACCGACAGCATTGATGACACGTTGCTCGAACTTTCTATCGAATCAGCGTCACGCGAAATTGATTCATACACTGAACGAGTGTTCTACAGCACCGGTGGGACACCTGTGGCGCGTGTTTACATTCCGCAGGATATTTACTTGGTGGAAACCGATGACATTGTTTCTGTGACGACGGTGAAGTCTGACAGCGCAGGGGATGGCACATTCGATGTGACCTGGACCGTTTCAGATTTCCAACTAGAGCCCTTAAATGGAAGGGCTGGCGGAATAGATACGCCCGCCACCCGTATCCGTGCCATCGGTGACTATCTGTGGCCTGTTTATGAGCCCCGCAACGTGAACTCGAATCAGGCGAGCGTGCAGGTGACTGGTGTGTTTGGGTTTGCCACGGTGCCGACAGCGGTACGGCAAGCCACAATTCTTTCTGCCCTCCGACAGTACAAGCGTTACGAGTCGCCTACCGGTGTCCTCGGGTTCTCCGATATTGGGGCGGTCAGGGTTGGCACGAAGCTCGACCCGGACGTTGAGCGCATGATTCAGCCTTACCGGAAAGTCAGGATGGCATGACCGTAACCGGTATGCGCACAGCCCTGGCAACCAACCTGGGCACCATTTCAGGGATTCGCACCTACTCTGACATCCCTGATAACCCGATGATGCCTGCAGCGGTTGTGCAGTTGCAGTCTGTTTCTTACGACCAGGCGTTCCAGCGTGGCCTCACCGAGTACAACTTTGTTGTCACGGTTATCTTCGGCAGGGTTGCCACGTCGCAGGCGCAACGATCTATGGATGAGCTGATTGATGATGGCGGCGGGCGGTCAATCAAGACTGCGATAGAATCAGACAAGACCCTCGACGGAAACGCTTTCGATACGAGGGCATCGGAGATGACTAACATCACCTCCATTACAATTGGAGATATAACGTATTTGTCAGCGGATTTCGCTGTCATTGTTTACGCAGACTAAGGAGAAAACTGTGGCAAAGTTTGTTGCTACTGATTATAGAATCACAATCAATGGGACTGACTTCAGCTCAAGCTTGGCTGCGGCGACCCTTGACATTTCAGCTGCCGAGCAGGAAGTGACCGCTTTCGGTGACACTTTCGTTCAGCGGATCAGCGGGTTGAAGGATGCAAGCATTTCGCTCGACTTTCATCAGGATTTTGGGAGCGCAAGTGTCGATAGCACTTTATTCCCTCTCCTGGGATCCCAGGCCACGGTGGTCATTACACCGACGAACGGAACGTCGAGCACGTCTCCCGCATACGCGGGCGTTTTCTTGTGCACCGAATACCAACCCTACGCAAGTTCAGTGGGCGATTTAGCCACGCTTTCCGTTTCCTGGCCGTTGGCCGATGGCACGATTTCTAGGAGCACTGCGTAAGCATGAATCCCATAAACCTACGAGTTGAGTTCCTGGATGGTTCAAGTGCTGAATGCACGGCTATTGCAGCTGACCTGATTGCTTTCGAGTCACACTTCGATTTGAGTGTGGCTCGTTTGCAGGCTGAGATTCGTTTGACGCACATGTTCTATCTTGCATGGCACGCGTTCAAGCGAACCGGTCAGACCACGGATGAGTTTGAGAAGTGGACTGAATCGGTTGCGATGGTCAACGAGGGTGCTGCAAAAAAATAGAAGGGCTCGGTGATTCGAGCCTCCACTGGGAGATTGCAGGCCTAGCTGTGGAAACGGGGATTAGTCCTCGTGAGCTGATGCAACTGGAGCCGCGCATGTTGTGGACCATTGAACGCTATCTGATTGCTAGGGCGCAAGCCCAGAGTGGCAAGCGAGGTCGCCGGTAGAATAGAAGTATTATGGCGCAACAAACACGGGTCGGCGGTTTACCAGGGTTTGTCGTTAGCGCTGACAATCTTGCTGTTGTGTTGAGGGAATTGAAGAACCTCGATCCTAATCTCCGCAAGGAACTTGTGAAGGAGATGAAATCTGCGGTCAATCCTATTGCACGGGATTTGTTGTCGAACATCCCAACACAGGCACCTTTGAGCGGTTTCGCTCCCCAGGCTGGCAGCTCGCCGTATGTGTGGCGTAAGCCTCGCGTGAGTGTGAAAACACCGTTTGCCCGCCGAGCGAAGAAGGCTGGTACTTATCCGGTGGTGTCGATTCAGTTCAATGACCGTAGGCCGAACGCAGGTTTGTCTATTTTGGAGTTGGCGGGTACGGCGAACGTTGGGCGCAGTAAGGGTGGTTTGACTCCGCAGGGCGCGGCGATGATTCGTAATCTTCCGGCGATGCGTAAGGGCTTGGGTCGTTTCGTAATCCCAGAGTTCAAAGAAAAACAAGCTGAAGCGACACGTCTTGCGGTGAGGATTCTGGACAAGTTTGCCCAAAAGGTTGGGCGTAGATTGAGGGGCACCTGATGGCTATAAATCTTCCGATTGTTAGCAAGTTCGATCCTACGGGTTTGAAGCAAGCGCAAGGTGCCCTGAAGGGGTTCGGCAAGTCTTTGCTCGGTATCGGTACCCTTGTGGCGGGTGCCTTCGCTGTTCGCGGGATCGTGAACTTCGGTATGGAGTCGGTGCTTGCTGCGGAGCGGGCCGAACAGTTCAATAGCATTCTGGAGCAGGTCGCTAAGACTACCGATGTGTTCGGTAAGGATGTGGATGCTGCCACTGACCGGATGATTAAGTTTGCGGATTCCCACGAGCTTGTTATTGGTATTGAAGCTGAGCTAATCAAGGAAACTCAGGCGTTGCTTCTGTCGTTCAAGGCGGTGGGGCAGAGCGGTGACGAGGTTGGTGGCGTGTTTGACCGTGCCACGAAGGCCGCGTTCGATATGGCTGCGGTGTTGAAAACTGATGCTCGTGGTTCAGCGGTTCAGTTGGGTAAGGCGTTGGAGAACCCGATCAAGGGTGTTACGGCTTTGGCTCGTGCAGGTACGACGTTCACGGATCAGCAACGTGAGCAGATTCGTGTGTTGCAGGAGTCTGGTGATTTGTTGGGGGCTCAGGAGATTGTTCTTGCTGAGGTGGAGTCGCAGTATGGTGGGGCGGCTGAGGCTGCGGCGTTGAGTTCGGCAAAGATTGAGTTGGCGTTTGGGCAGATTCAGGATGCGTTGGGTAATGCTTTGGCTCCAGCGTTTGAGAAGTTTGCAACGTTCTTTATCAATGAGGTTGTGCCACCGCTCACAATTTTCTTTGAGGAGGACTTTCCTCGGATGATTCGTGAGCTTCAGCCAACCATTGACGGCATTCTGACGTTCTTCAGTAACGTGAGTGAGGGGCTGAAGGATTTTCTGGAGATTGACGCTGACACGTCACTGTTGCAGGGCTTGTTGGACAAGATTAGTGAACTGGGGGATAACCCCGCGTTCCTATCGTTTATCGGTAATGTGAAAACCATTTTCAACGAGATTGGTGCGGTGCTTCCGGGCCTGGTGTTCAATGTGGGCGAGTTGGCTGCGAAGCTTTCCCCGTTGTTGGAGGGCACGTTGAAGAATGTGATTCCTTTGCTTGCCGATTTGCTCCGGATTGCTGACGGTATTGATTTCTTCTTTGGTGAGATTATTGCTCGCTTTGGGGAGTTCGAGGGTGAGGGCCCTTCGTTCCTTACTTTCCTGGGCAGACTTATCAACCCGATGGATCAAGTGCGACTTTTGGCTCGCAGTATTGCTGACGCGTTTGACGCAGCTATTGAGGCGTTCAACAGGTTCAAGGCTTTGGGCGGGTTTGAGGCTAACCGTGTGATTACACCTCCAGGGGCTCAGCGTGGGCGTGCCGCTGGTGGGCGTGTTACGGGTGGTATGCCGTACCTTGTTGGGGAGATGGGGCCGGAGCTTTTCATGCCTGGTCGTGGCGGGAACATTGTGCCGAATGACCAGTTGGGGCGTGGTGGTGGTGCTTCGATTGTTATCAATGTGACGGCTGGGATGGGTGCTAATGGTTCTCAGGTTGGTGAGCAGATTGTGAATGCGATTCGCAGGTATGAACGGACTTCTGGCCCTGTGTTTGCGAGGGCGTAATGACGTTATCTGTTGAGCTGGGGATTAGCAAAGCTTTTACTCTTGACGATCCGGTTGCGGGTGTGTTGGATAACACTGATTTTGTGTTGGGTGGGGTGGAGTTTGTTGACGTAACTTCGAGTGTGCGTTCGATTTCGTTGGGGCGTGGGAAGAACCGTGACCTTGATCGGTTCAATGCTGGTTCTCTTTCGGTGACGTTCAATAATGAGAACAGGGATTTTGACCCGTTGTTTGCGGGGTCACCGTATGCGAACAATATTGTGCCGAGGCGTGATGTGCGGGTGTTGGCGGGGACTGCCGTGCAATATGTGGGGAAGGTTTTGGATTGGAACTTTTCTTATGAGCCGAATGGTCGCCAGTCTGCGGAGTTGCAGGCTGCTGACGGGTTCACGTTTCTTGCACAACAGCTTGTGACCCCTGGCACTGCGACGGCTCAGTTCTCTGGCGCTCGTGTTGAGGCTGTGCTGGATATGCAGTCTGTGGATTGGCCCACGGCGGATCGTGACATTGACACGGGTGCTTCGACGCTTGGGGCTGACGTGTTCGAGGGTAACGCGCTGAGCTATTTGCAGAAGGTTGAGCAGTCTGAGGCTGGGCTCCTGTTTATTGACAAGTTGGGGAGGGTGGCGTTCCGTGACCGGTTAGCTTCACCCACGGTGGGCGGGGCGCTCGTGTTTTCTGATGTGGCGGGGTCTGGGATTCCGTTTGCTCCTGCAGCGGTGGAGTATGGTACGGAGCAGTTGTTCAATCAGGTGACGGTGACGAGCCCGTTCGGTACGGCTACGGCGAACTCGTTGTTGTCACAAACTAGGTACGGGATTCTTGAGCGGGATGTTGACACGCTTCTTTCTGACCAGTCGCAGGCGGAGGGTTTGGCGAACTTTCTGGTGGGGCGTGATGATGAGCCGGAGTATCGTTTCGCGCAGATTGCGATTGACATTGACAAGTTGAGCACGGCGCAGGAGGCTGACGTGTTTGGCTTGGAGATTGGTGATGTTATCCAGGTGCAGTTGACTCCTGGGAACCCTCCGACGGGTTCAGCGATTGAACGGTTTGGGCGGGTTATTTCGATTGCGCACAGTGTGGACGGATTCGCATTTTGTGACGATTGGTGTGGGTTCGGTTCAGACTTCGTTGTTCGTTTTGGATGACGCGGAGTTCGGTAAACTAGATGGTGCGGGCATTCTCGCGTTCTAAGACTTAGGAGCTTATTTTGAGCGGTAGAAAGACTTTCACGGCGGGCGAGGTTCTCCAGGCCGCCGATGTGAACGATTACCTGATGGATCAGTCTGTGATGGTGTTTGCTGGGACTGCTGCTAGGGGGTCTGCTATTCCTTCGCCTTCTGAGGGGATGGTGACGTATCTGGAGGATGCTGATGAGTTGCAGGTTTACACTACTGATTGGGGTGGTGTTGGTGGTGGCACGATTTTGCAGGTTGTGTCCACCACGAAAACTGATGCGTTCTCTGCGGTTCTTGCAAGCGGGGCGGATACTGCTATCACTGGGTTGAGTGTTTCTATCACACCAACCTCCACTTCGAGCAAAGTTTATGTGGTTGCAAGTGTTTCCAATACCGCCTATACCACTGGAGTCGCTTTCATTTTAAAAAGAGATAGCACTGAAATTAGTTTGGGTGATGCGGCTGGTTCACGGCGCAGGGTTACCGCTGGCGGAAACGCCCCAGTCTCGGCTATTGAAATGAACTCTTCGGCGATAAACTTTTTAGATTCTCCCGCCACGACTTCTTCGATTACATATTCTATTAACATTATGAATCTTAGAGGCTCGAGTGACACTGTTTATGTTAACAGAGGTGTTACCGATACTGATGCTTCAAACTGGCCTCGTGGTAGTTCTACGATTACTGTTATGGAGGTGGCTGGCTAATGGATATTGCAACAATCCTGACCCGTAAGTATTCCGAAACTTTTTGGACTCTTGATGGTGACGATTATTCCGGTCTAACCTGGCTGTCCGAGAGCAAGCAACCCACTGAGAAAGAACTAGAAGCACTCTGGCCAACAGTCCAGTACGAGGTCGCTTACGAGCAGGTAGAGAAGGCACGCGCTAACGCTTACCGTGAAACCTCGGATGCTCTTTTCTTCGAGTATCAGCGTGGGGATGCTACTGAAGCGGAATGGTTGGCTGCTGTCCAAGCGGTGAAAGTTGCACACCCTTACCCTGTAAAGCCGTAACC